TGAGGTTGCTGTAGGTGCTGCTGGTATACCTGTAAACGTAGGGGCACTTAAGTTAGCTTTAGTACCTATAGACGTTTGTATGCTTGAAAACTCATCATCAATCTCAGTACCACTCACAGTCTTGAGTGCGTTGCCTGTGGGTAAGGCGTCCTTTGATGCAAAGTTAGTTGCTTTAGTGTAATTAGACATAGTTAAAGTACCTTACCTTGTTTGGCATAAATTGAAATCTTCTGTAATGACATAGGCGTACCATTTATATCAGTAGTAAATCCTATCTGTATAATGTCACCTGCGCCTTGTGTTGATGCTTTTTGTTCATCTATTAAGACTGAACCTGAGTATTTACCTATCCCATATTCAGTTATACCATACTCAAACACAGTACCAGTGTCTAAAGTAAATGTGTAACCATAGTAGACAGGGCTATAGTCGTAACCAATCTTAAGTGCAAAGGTTTGACCTGTAGCTCCTACTGTGGTAGCTGATAGCTTCTTTACAATCTTAGTGACGTTAGGCATACCTAAGTCAAAGAAGTTACTGTAGTAAGCCATTTCATACTTAGCACCATTGTCTTGATACCCTGTGTACTTTGCTACGCCATTGGCCTCCGCAAAGAATAAGTCAGAGCCTTTAGATAAGAATCCTTTTGGTGACACAGAGGGCCATATTGTAGCCCTATAGCTTCCATCCTCTAAAGTTGTTCTTGTATCAAAGCAGAAGGTCTGTTGTGACGTAGGAAAAGTTATTAGGTAGAAAGCGTTAGTTGGCGAGTAGACTGACTTAATTAAATCAATGTCCTCTGCTCGTATAGCCTGTATAACATCATCACGTATGTTCTTAGATATGTCTCGCATAGGTTGAGACTTTTCTTGTACTGTACGATTTAATGAACGTATACCTGTGTTACTTAAGAACAGTATGTCCTCACCTGTGTTCTGTACTGAGTCTCTAGCAATACAACCAACACCTTCAATAACCTCTACTAATGTTAAACTTGCAGTAGTCATTCCAGCTTGAAAGTTATCACCATCACTGTATACAATAATGTTATCTTTACAGAATATAAACAAGTTACCATTGTGGGCACCTAAGGCTACAATCTCGTCCATGCCCTGCGTAAGTACAGAAGATATATCAAGAGTACCAGAAGTACCCCCATGCCACTTAGCACCCTCAAGTATGTCAGTAAAGTAAACTGTAGTTTTGTTAGTGACTGTATCCGCAGACCATAAACGTCCATAGGCTGCTAATACTGTGTTAGCACTTGGAGGTGTACCTGTTACATGAGTGTGTGTTGCTATAGACTCAAAAGTATTTGCTCCACCAGCATTAGTATACACCAGCGGTAAATAACCACGCTGAAAAAAGTAATGATGATCGTTTAGTGTAGCTGTTTGCCAGTTACCTGCTGCTATTGTGTCTGCGGTACTAGGCGTTAAAGTAACTAAGTTTGTTGTGTCTCTATAGAACTTATCACTACTAAAAGATAATACAATGTCAGTTCCGTCAAGGTCTTTAAAGTTTGACAGACCCTTTAAGTTTACATTAGCGTTAGCACCTGCCGATGAATCTTTGCTTGTGCTTAAGGTCTGCCAACCCTTACGTGAGCCTAGGCGACCATACTTATCAATAATACAGTTGTCCGCTTGTAATGCAAAACCTTCCTGCAAAGTAACACCAGACTCTTGAGTGTTTAACCCAAAGAACGCTGGTGCTGCTATGGAAGAGGACATTAATTGCTTTCCCATGATTAACAAGCCTCCCAGATTAGTTCCTCAGGGTGCTTGTTAGCGTCCAGTGCAATAGCGTCAGAAAGATAGTTACTGGCTAAAGCCTTAGCTGAGACTGCCGACATACCACCATCTTCACCACGTTCCTCAAGTGCCATTGCATAGGCTAAGGCTTGTACAGGTAAGTGTGGGATACGTATAGTGTCTGCGTCATTAACCAAAGGCTGTGAGCGCATAACTACGTTAAAGTAAATAGTGTACGCACCATCAGGGATAGGGTAAAGGTCTACCTGTGTATCACCTCCAACACTCACACCATTGAATACATAATACGCAGGATTGCCCGTAGCTGGTGTAGTATTTAGAAATACATTGTTAAACCAGTGTGGGTCTTTATACTGCAAGAATGAATCACTTGTCAAGTTAACTACGTCTAGTATAGCTACGTTATTACCTGAGTCAGTAAGAACATAGTTAAATACACCATCTTGTGTTACTGCTGTAAGAGTCTGCCTAAGTACAGACCAGTTCCATGCTGCTTCTGCAAGTTCTTTAGAGTCTTGTACAAAAAGACTAATTAACTTTGAATAGCTATTCTCATTAACGCTGGCAACCTCACGCTCACGTAGCCTGATTAGTACGTTATTGACCATTTCTAAATGTGTTTTCATGTGGTTTTACCATTTAATTTTTCTACTGTTCTAAGACCTGCTAGGCCAAGCATTGCTAGTGTAAGCTCAAGCATTGCGTCTAAAGGTAACTCAGGGCTACCTAACTCTGGTGCTAACCATTGCAACACAGGGTTAACGACAAAGGCAAATAGAAAGCCTAAACCACATACCCACATAAGGAATGGACGGGCACCTGCAACAAAAATTGACCTGTGACCAGCCTGTACTTTGCTTATCTCTGCCTGTAGAAGTGCTGGTTTCATAGCTAACTTCTGCTTAAGTAAGTCACCTTGTGCCCTTTCTTCATCGGAAGTAAACACACTATCTATTATGTTACCAATAGCTTCTATAGGTTGGGCAACAGAACTGCCGCCACTAAACAAACTACTTAGTATGCCCATTAGAATGTACCTTCCTTAAAGTAAAGCCAACTAGCTAGTAATACTGCACTGGTAATCCAAAGTATCTTTTTAGTAACGGACTTACCTACAGCGAGATAAAATCTTTCATAAGCCTTGTCTGCCGCTAACTCCGCTATTTCATTCTTTTCTGCTGCTGTTAATTCACGATCATTCATTTTACAAAGTTCCTTTTATATAAATTAACACACCGACAAACGCAGCGAGGAAAAGTACAGTTAGTATTGTTACTACTAAACCTGTTTCTACATTATTCTGTATCTTCTTGTTTCTTACTCTTTGTTTTGCTGCCGCAGCTTTCTGCGTCTTAAAAAACTCGTCACGAAATTGTTGATACTTGTAATAGCCAAGAAGTCCTTGCTTGTTGAGCATGAACTCTAGTTCTTTCTCCTGCCTTTCAAGAGCTTGTTTTGCTTGGTAAGCGGCTAATACGTCACCAGTACCTAGCTTTGCCTTTTGTTCAATGGCTTGACTTGCGCCAAAGTATTTTGTTAAAGCGGAACCAGCATCTGCTATTTCTTTACCATTAGATAAAGTAGTCTTAATAATTTTAAAGGCTGCATTTGCAATTGCTAACTCAGCTAACATATCCATACCCTCCTTGTGTACTCTTGAGGAATCCCGTAAGGCTCCCTAGAGGGTTGCACTACAAGGTACTCTGCATTTACTGTATGGGTCTGTGGTTCAATGAGGGGTCTGTAACCTGCTGGTGATACATCAGGTGACGTATGTATGGGGTAAAGCTCTAAAGGACTAGACCACATTAAATACCTCTCATATCTTTAACACAGAAAGCTGTAATAGTTTTGTTAGCTTCTACTTTAACTACCGAATAGCCTACCATTGGGCTAACCACAGGCTCGTAGCCTCCTATATCACCTACACGTAATAACTCTTTTCTACAGTTATCAAATGTACTGTAGCTAGACATTATCAAAGGTATACTAGGCTCACCACTAGCTAACATTGTGGCAAGTACGATAGCCCACATTAGTAGTTACTACGTATTTTCATTGTCTTTTTAGCTGGTGTTTTCTTTTTCTTAGGTTTAGCTGGTGGACGACCTACTTTGTTTCCATATGTTCCTTTACCTTGTGGCATATCTTTTATCCTTTCTTTATAGTTAAAGCTGCTGATTTAAAATTATTAGCGGTGGGCCTACCTTTAGCCCCTGCTTTTTTCATTGTTTCGCCAGAGCCAACTTTAATGCGTTTTTTCTTAGCTGCAATATTTCCATACAGGCTCATGGCGCAGTAGGCCAGTTAATCGTTGTAGGAAAGTCAGCCTGTGCTGGCAGATTTCTTAGTAAAGTGCGGTACGCTGCCATTTCAGTAGTCATTGTTACATCAGAGTTTGCCGTCCAATCGGTAGCTGCGAGTAGGCCATTACGTTTCTCTCTAGCTTCTACTGCTGCACGATC